GAACTTTACTTCATCACGAGAAATCTCTGAAGCACGACCCATATTGAAACCGGTGCTTTCTTCAAGCCGCGATGTAGGAACATTCAACGATTGGAACAGTTTCTTTTGGAAGTATTTTACATCATCCATCTCAGAAAGATTTTGTCCTGCTTCAAGAGTTTGAATCTCTGTACCGCGTCCACCTTCACGCCGAGGCATCCAGAAATCCTCAAGCATGGACAGATGCTTGCGAGAATCCTGCACCTCTCCTGTGTTTGGATCGTACATGAGTTTGTTGCGATACCGCTGCATGAGTCCGCGAACATACTCTTCAGCCTTCTGCTTGGGCAGGTTTCCAACATCCACATAGAACACTCGCCGCTCGGGAGCACGGGTGATGCGGTAGATCACAACTGCGTCCTCAATCATGCGTAGTTGGTTCAGTGCCTTGATTGCCTTGTGCAGATAACCGATGATCTTCTTGTGGTAGGCATCAAACAATCCACTGTGAACAAAGCAGATAGAATCAGGATAGATTTTCAGTCCGTCCATAGAAAGAGCCTTTGAGTTAGGCTCGCTCTCGTTGTACACATAAAACTCTTCCACATCAGTAACCACTTGTACGCCTGTCTGTGAAGCCTTGTCCAACGGCTTCTTGGTAATCTTGCGTATCTTGCGTATCTTGACGGGATCAATAGGACGCAACTCCTGAATGCCCTTCTTTCGGTTTTTCTCGTCAACTATGATGTGATAGTACAAACGGCTGTCGATGTACCACTTGCGAAAAATCTCGTATCCGCGGCGAGAGAAATGCAGCAGTCTGAGAACTTCTTCAAATTCAGCCTCAATCTTGTCTTTGATGGACTTGGATTGAACTATATTCGTGGTGTCGATCTTGACTGTTGCAAAGGTGTCATCGTACACAATGCTTTCATTGCATATGTCCGATATGGCAGACTCTACTTCAGGATGAAGAGCCATGTCACGGTATTTCTTGATCAAGTCTATGTCTGACTTTATCGTTCCATCAAAATCGACAACCGCTCCAAAGTATCCACCCACTTCAACTGGCACTGCTCCGTCATCAAGATCAGGTGCAACAAAAGAAATGGACTTCTTGGGAGTTTCCTCCGAAGAAGTCCCTTTTTGCTTGACAAGTTCAAAACCGAACAGTTTGATAGCCATGAATGAAGAATCCTATCAATAGGGGTTTTCAGAAACCAGTGCCGATGTTCGTGCCGAGTGCCTGCTGAATTGCTCCGATCAGGTTTCCGTTTCCTGTTGCGTTGTTGCCGGGTCCGCCCTGTGCAGCAACCCAGTACGAGTACTGTATTGTAACAGGGAATTCAGCAATCTGATCGTTGTTTTCGTAGGACAGGTCAATTGCACCAACCTCGCTTGGGAAGCACCCAATGAAGTTGTAGGTACGAAGAGGCTCGCCATCGCGGAGCAACTGCGTTACCGACCACATTGGCATGAGGTCTGTGTTTGTGAAATTGGTGATTCCCACATTGGACACATGGCTGTTGAATGCCGTGCTCCAAGCCTCGAAAGCGGAACGAAGGCTCATGTTTGCGTCAGACATGACCGTGATGGTCCAGTCTTGGAATGTACGGTCGCCAGGCAGTTTAATGCGCCGACCACGGTACGGAACCTCAATGACTCCGAGCGAAGAGGCGGGAATCTGTGCTGCCTTGCACAAGAAAGAAATTGCGCGAGCGTTGGCGTATCCAGGAATTACTCCAGACACCAAGAACAGGTTGGTACGAACGCCACCACCCGCAAAGTTCTGAATGAATCCCGAGATGTTGTTGTTTGGATCTACTGGCATGGATTACTCCTTGTTGTTATTTAGTCGTCAACCGCCGACTTCGCTGAAATCAACACCAGTCTTTGTCGCAACAAAGTTCAACTGGATGAAGTTGATGCTGCGAGTGGGCTTGATGAAGATGTCTGCAACAAATTCGTTGCGGTCGATTACTTCGCCTGTGTTGTTGGTTTCATCGCACACCACCTTGAAGTCGGTGATACCACGGCGTTGCTGAACCGTTCGCAGGAACGGAACAACAAGGTTCTTGAACTGTGCGCGAGTGAACGCATCGTTCTGCTCGAACAGGAAGAACTTTGAAGCGGTGGCAATTGCCTTCTCAAGCACGATGAACAGACGACGAACATTGATGCGGTCGAACGCCGATGGGCGGGTCTGCATGGTCTTGTCTCCGAAAAGGATTACTCCATCTCCGGGGAAAGAAACCACTGGATTCACCTGTCGGGTGTACAGTTCATCGCGGTGAGCATCAGATGCAGGGTTATACAGAATCTTCACAACATTCTTGATCTGACCGCGGTTGTATCCCGCTGGTGAGAACCAAGCATCATTGGTGAATTCTGTACGCGCAACAAGACCCGCAATGTCTCCGTTCAGTGGAACGGCGCGGATAATGTTGTTGTAGGTGTCCAGTTGATACTTCCATCCGCTGTCCATGACGGCGTATGAGGAGTTCAGGTTGAGAACACTGTCACGATAGGTCTTGATGTTGTTGAGAGCCTGATACGACTGTGTGTTCTCAACATCGGTCTGCCGTGGCGAAAGGAATGCCATGCAGTCCAGCCGCTTCTCGCACACATTCTGAACAATGATCGGCGCAAGTGTGCTTGATGCGTTTCCGAGAGGAAGCAAGGAGACATCAACTCCGTCAGCGTCAACAAACTTGCTCCAGCCGTTCTGCCACCGAATGGAATCCGTGGGAGCCACATCGCTTCCGGCTCTCAGAGAGACAGAGTTTACACCAGCACCAACCGTGGTTGTTGCCGAAGACGGTACTCCAAGAGCAGTCCACAGTGTGTATCCTGCCAGCCTGGATGTTGTGGAACCAATGTCAGCAGACAGTGCCCACAGGTACTGAGACTGATCGTTCAGAACATCACGGTAGTAGTTGCTGCTGCCATCACCCTTCTTTGCGTTAGAAGCACGAGAAAGAGCCTCAAACTTCTCCACAAGACCGTTCTGAACACCCGTGAGAGTTCCGTCCTTGTCAAGCACAATCACGCTAACAAGATCGCCGCTTCCTGAATTGTCAGCGGCAAACTGTGTGGTGGTCGCAGTAGTGGAAATCTGCTTTGCGTATGCACTCTTTATGGTCAGTGTGCTGCCAGCAGCCTGACCAACTGGCAGGTATCCATCAAGGACAAGTCTGAGTGAATTTGATGTGCCGCCGGTTTGTCCAAAGAAATCAAAATTGGACGAAGACACATCCAATCCATCACGCTGTATTCCAGAAAGAGTTACAGTGGTTCCGTCAACGAATGTCAGGTCATCGCCCTTTGAAAAATACCTTACTTGAGCGGCTCCTGAGCCTTGATGGATTTCAATGTAGGTCTGACCCTGATTTGCGGCAACAGCGGTCAAAGTTGCGCCTGTTGTTCCTGATCCATTGACCAAAACAACCTTCAAGGAATTTCCCAAAACACCAGGATACTTGCCTGCAAACAATATGGCGTTTGCGCCGGTTCCGTAGGTCTGCCCGTTCGCGTAGAAGTCTGTCTCGTTCTTGATGATGACATTTGGAGTACCAGCGTGTGTCGTGCCGTCAATCTTGATCTGAGAGTTGGCTCCGGTCGATCCAGTGACACGAACAACTTGCATATTGTTTCCGTATGCCAAGAAGTTTGCAACAGTAAAGAAGTCTGCGTAGTTTACATTGCTTGGCTTTCCGAAGATGTTAGCCAGTTCCTTCTCATTAGTGACGGTGGTGACCTCTTCCACCGGTCCCCAGTGGAAATAGCCAGCAAACCCACCAGGAGTGGTGGCTACTGCTGGAACAATCGTAGTCAGGTCGGTTTCCTTGATGCTTACGCCGGGGCTTACTCTAAATGCCATTTGTGTTTCTCCTTCGTGAAGAAGTCAATTCTGTATGACTGCGCTTCTAGGTGTATGTATTATTTTGAATGATTCACGAGTCGGTCAGAAACTCCACCCCATATCTAGGTTTTCGCCTGCACTGGCTCTCCATGAGGTTCCGCTGTTGTCAGTATAGGAAGACTCGGGCGAACCGTCTTCCACAAATCCAAATGGGGTCATTTCTTCCTCAATCACCTTCATCTGCTCTTCGTACAGGTCTTTTCGGATGTCGCTGCCCGTGATACTTTTGAAATATGCTTGTGTGGTAAGCCATGAAAACAGCACCAGTGTCATCACCAAGTCATCGTGGTGCGTTTCTTCTGCTTCAAAGGAGTCGCCTTTTGCCACAAAGGAGCAGAACTCGTCCACGGTGTTAAAGTCTTCCACGATGAGTTTGGTGTCTTCTATGAGGCTCTTCAAAATGGAGCAGCCAATGCGCTTCACAGCCGTAGAGGTCTTCACGCCTTTCATTGCACCGCCCTTGCCGCCGAAACCACCGTTCACCACCTGTCCTTTCCGCCCCTGCGTGGACACATAGATGATGTTGTCATACTCCAATTCATCGTGCAGAATGTCAGCCACCTGACCGCCGATATCGTTTACCTCCACCAAGCAGTAGGCATTGTTGTATTGCCTGCACACGGGGTAGATGGCATTGGGATACAACATGGGCGGCATCTCGTTGTTGCGGAATGTGGCAACAACCCGATACGGTATGGCTGTGACATCCACCACCGAGAAGGCATGGTAGTCCAGTCCCTGTCCCCGCGCCGTGTCCACCACCGTGATGTATTTGTGATCCGTCAGAGGCTTTTGATATACACGCAGCCCTTC